TGGTAAGCTTCCTTACCTTCAGCCATTCTAGATGCATGCATAAGCTGTGCATCTGACATAGCCATCTTCGTTCTCTGCTTATTAGCGTAAATTTTACTTCCAGCAGAAACGGCTAATTTAATTGCCGATAACCACATGTTAGATCCAAGTAGCTGTTTGTTTTCTAGCTTTGCCAGTTCCTTTTACAGTAACTTTATCTCCAGTAGCGATCATGTTTCTAGCTCTTGTAACGTTAGCTTTACTTCTTGAATCGTACTCAAGGTTTTGACTGGGTACTTCACACTTTTTTGTTTTTTTATAGTTCATCATAATGGCTCCTATTATATATTAAGATCTTTGACCTTTCAAGGTCTTTACATCTCTACGTTTCATTTTATCGTTATAAAGTTTAACATCTGCACTTAAATAAGCTTTTTCTAGAGTTGTTTCATCTCTCATTTCAGCTAATTCTTCGTCTTGCTCCATTTTATCTTCTGTTAAATCTCTATCTTGAAGAAGTTTTGATTTATCTAGATTAATTTTTTCATTATCGTATTCTTTTTTACGTTGATTTTCCATTGCTCTAAGATCTACTTCTCTTGATTTTAATTTTAACAACGGATCATGGTCAAATTGAGAAGTAATTTCTTTTTCTTCCTTCATAAACTCTTCCATCATCTCTGCAATCAAGACCGCTTTTCTCGCTTCAACAGCATTCGTAATAACTTGTAAGTCATTTGCTGCTTGAGGATTATTCGGTGCTTGTTGTTGTAACATTTGCATCTGTTTTAATTGCTCTCTGAACTCTAATTGAACTTGTTCTTGAGCCATCAAACTGATGTGTTCTAAAATGTTTTTTTGTAGTGAGGCCATGATAGGTGGATTGTTTCTAACCATATTAGTTCCCATGAAATTTAAATGCGCAGTAATATGGGCTCTATGATCTTGTCCTGGAAAGGCTTGAAACTTTTTACCTGACATTGCTTCAATATTTTCAACTGACGGATCTTTAGGTTGATTAGGTGGCGGCGGAGGTAAAATAGAATCTATATTTTTTACTCCAATTGCTTCATACATATTACGATATACATTGTACATGTTATGCATTTGCGGATTCGTTGTCGCTAATTGCATTTCAGTTTGAGCTAAAGTAATTCTTTGACTCATTGAAAAGATATTAGGATCAGCAACAGGTATAATATCTATCCTGTCATCAAAGTCTGTTTGTTTAATGGTCCTTGCTCCACCGACAACATCATAAGGATATTCTGGTGGTAAGTATTTAGAAATAATATTTGCAAGAAGTTTAAATTCTTTTTTCATTGCCGCATACAATCGTTTATGTATCGCTGACATTACACGTGACCCACGTTCTAGTAATGCAATAGTTGTTCCAACTGCTGCACCTTGGTTTCCATCACCCACTTGCATATCTGCAATACTCGCGAATCTTTGACCGGCTTGTACAACAATACCCATTAACTGAAGTAGAGTCTGAGAAGGTTCTTTGTAAGGTAAAGGGAAAAATGCATCTCTTAAACTTCCTCCTGGTGCATCTACATCTTTAAATTCACCGGGTTGAATAGGCGAAGCATCGTCTTGTATTCTAACACCTCTTTGTTTGAAACCAGCTGGCAGGTTAGATAACGTTCCCGCATCCAAGAGCTGCCTTAGAGCCGCGGTCGCCGTACGAGACAGTCCACCTATCATGTGGATTAGACCGAAACCATAAAACCCTAAACCTGGTAAAAACTTGAAGTGTACAAAGTATGAAATTTTCTTTTTCTTTGTATCTTCAGGTGCATAATTTCTTTTAATAGAAAGAACCGTTCTTGTTCCTTCTTCGATTGTTACGATATAAGGTAATTTGATTCCAGTAGGTTCTCCATCTTCTCCTACTTCTTCAAATCCTTCTAGATCTAGATTAACGTGACATTCTAATAAAGTGTAAAGCGGTTGTGCTCTGCCACTTGCTCTTGTCCCTTCTAGTTCTCTTTCTTTTTTCTCAAGTTCATTATTAACTGCATAACCTGGAGGTCCTAAATCTATATCTCTATAAAATCCTCCAACTTGTTGTTTTCTTAATTCGTTTTCTGGTATTTTAATTACGTGAATAATTGCTTCTGCATCATCTAGTGATGTTGCTGTGTAAGGTACTACTAATTCATCCGCTGGAACAAATTTTGATACGGCTCTTGCCATTGTAGTATCGTAGTAAACTTTTTTAAATGTAGATCCAGCTAGTGGTAAATGAAATAACATTGAATCAAACTCTGGTTCGTACTCTTCCATTTTATCCATGACTAAATAGTTCATGTAATCTTTTACTCTTTCCGATTGTAAATTATTTTGTGGAGTTTTAATTCCCATCACTTCAGTTCTAACCGGACCACCTGCGGGTAGTAATTCTTTGTAAGCTTGTGCTTGGAATTGAGTTACCGCTTCAGCGAGTACTGGGTGAGTTGCACCACTTGCTCCTTGGAACGGTTCTGATCTATCATCGTATTTAAATCCTAAAAGATCTAATCCAGTTCTGTAAGTATTTTCCCAATCTTTTCTTGAAGATCTGTAATCTAAATAGTTACCGGCCATTTCACTACCGATAGGTTCTAAAATGTCGTCTGGTAGAATGTCTGCTAAGTTATCAAAGTGACCTTCTGTTCCCGGTATATTAATTGCACCAGGTTCAAAGTTAATTGTTGCACCACCGTCTTCTTCTGGTGTTACTTCTACAGGTCCTTGTTCTGTAACTTCTTCTTGTACACTAACTTCAGCCATTTCTTCTTCTGAAGGCATCTTAATTTCAGTACGTGTATTTCCTGGAAGTCCCTTATCTATATCTGCCATATTTTTTCTCTTTCGATGGTTTATCTTGTTTCTTCTCTTTAATCAACCCCTGAGGATTTGGCCCTCTTAAAGGTGGGATTGAATTGAACTTAACATGTTTCATGTTTTTTACAAGTGTTGGATTATCTTTAGTCATAATACTTTTTCATTAAATTTGCAAGACCACCTTGAGCTAAACCAATTCCTGGATATTTATATCTTATTTCGTTTAGTGATTCTTCGGTAATTGGACTATCTTTTTCAACCCCTCTTCTTTTATTATATAAATATAATTCTTTATTATCCATTTTATTCATTTGTTTTTGTTCTAAAGCAGCATCGCTTTTTAAATCATCTAATTTAGGAATTTTAGTAAAGGGATTTACAAAATCAACTACTGTGCTGAGTGTTCTAGGGATTGATTGTAAATTCCATAAATTATTAGTTATTAAATTTCCAGTTTTACCTTGGTCTGTATTAACTTGTTTACTTTGAACATCATAAGCTTTTTCTTTTCGTCTTTTTAATTTTTCTTTTGCAGCAAGTTGCATATCCCCAAAATTTTGAACTAAATTGTCATAATCTACATAGCCAACTTCATTAGCAATTTGATCTAAATTAGGATTTGGAAATACTTTTTCAGCTTCGCCTATTCCAAAATCAGTTTTTGCTTTATTAAATAATTTAAATGTTTCATTTTCATAAGTTTGATATAACTTTTCTCTATCTTCTAAAAATTTGTTTTTTTCTTCTTCAGTTTTACTTTGAAAATAATTACTACCAATTAGTTCTTTATCCGCTTCTTGTTGTTCTTCTTGTTTGTCACCACGTTTAGAAATTTCTCTTAATGCATCAAAAGCTTTAGGATTTATTCCCATTTCTTTAGCCACTTGGGCTAGTTGTTTATTGTAAGCAGAATTAGCATCACTTGTAATTCCCCAAGTAGCTTCATCTAAAGCCATACCTTTTGCTTCCTCTTCACTATATCCTTGATCTAAAAAATTTCTTCTAGAAGTTTCATAAAATATTAATTCAAAAATAACAGCTTCAGGACCTAAAAGACCTTTAATAAATCCTCCTGCGCTAGCTGTAACCCTAGTACTATCAATAGGAGCTTCTACAAATCTTGGTCCAAATTTTTTAAATAACTGTTGTATTTTTTTAACAGGTGTTTTTTTAATTGTTTCTTTAAGTTTGTTTGGATTTTTTTGTTTAAAAATAGATTGTAAACTATTGGTCATTTCTTTTTTAACATTATCAGTATTTCTTAAATCATAAATAGTAGGAACGTCAGCGGGAATAACACCCGACCACCCTTGAGTCTTAGCAGTCTCTAGCATACTTTTTGCAGCTAAAGGATTTTGTCCTACTAAAGTTTTAAAATTAGAAACTGTTTTTCTAGGGTCTCCCCCTAACTCAATTAAAAAAGGCTGTAGTCTTTTTCCATTTACAGGTACATTTTTATTAATATCAGATGCAATAGCTGAAACTTTTTCATTATATATATCTACCATGTCTTGAGTAGCCGTGCCGTTTGATAAAGCTTTTCTTATATCTACTAAACTTCGATCTAATCTTTTAGCTTTTACCATATTCATATCATCCATCAATTTGTCACCAGTTTTTGTTAACTGTTGTTGGTATACAGAATACCCTGGAGAACCAAATTTATATGGAATAGTAATAGTAGCTAACTCATCAACTGCAGTGCTTATACCTTTTACACCAAACTCGTCAAAAACTTCTTTACTAACTTTGTTTAGATTTGTTCTAGAATCTTTAAAAAATCCCGATCCCTCTCCAATTTGATCAGCTAACACTCTTTCTTTTCTTTTTCTAGACATATTACCAGCGGGATTACCAAATATATCATTTTCAGCTGCTACAATAATTTGGTTTATTTGTTTTTTAAATGGTTTCAAATTATCTATTTTTAAATTTTTCATATAAGATTTTTCTCCGTTAGCGGCTTCCGCCATATGAAACAACGTTCTACCTGCTAGATCCGCATCGTTTTTAAAAAAATTTTTAGCGATATATTGAATATTGTTTTTATCTAAAAGAGTTCCATTTTCTAAAAATTTTAAAATAGGTTTACTATTAGCC